AGGGAGAAGCTGTCGAATATGGCACGAATTCCTTCTGCCACTGCCTTAGCACTATTTAGCAGTTGTTCTACCTGCAGCCGTATTCCGGAAAACATCGGCGTAGGGTCGATGCTTGATATAAACCCTAGTACCCTACAGGGTAGTGCTTCGAGGTCTGCTATAATAGACCCCAGCCCTAATTTTATACCAATGATCGTACTATCAAACGACAATCCAATCCGGTAAATCCCTCTAGCGATATTGTTGATGTCTGTTGGACTTATGATAGCAGGCAGTAGTTGTGTCGCCTTGTTAAGAAGAACAGATAAAGCTGTACCGATATTAGAGAATGCCGATGAGTATGTGACACCCATCTTCCCCATTTTCTTATCTAGTACATTAGATTGGGATATGACGGCCCTGAAGACCTTATCAGTAGTTAACGCGCCAGTAGCGCCCAATGTCTTCAGCATGCCGACATCTACCGCCAAGCCATCAGCGATAACCTGCGCCAGGCCTAACGCATTCTCGGTTACAGATTTCAGCTCATCGCCGGCGAAGGAGTTGGATCCGAGCGCCTGTCCAAGCTGTTCGATAGCTGCTTGCTGCTGCTGTACACTCGATCCGGAGATACTTACGGCTTGCGCTACTGTTTGGGTAAAGACGGCTATCTCGCGTTGGGATTTCCCGAGCGGTATTGTACTGGTTGCAACCTTAGTATAGAGCGATGCGATAGCGTCCAAAGAGCTGCGTGTATTGATGGTGATATCCTGAATATCCTGTAATCCGCCCTTCACCGCCCCGGTAGTATTGAATACCGATTTTAGTCTGTTGTCTAGGGATACAAAGGAATCTACGTTAAATACAAACCCGGCTGCCGCTCCTAGCGCACTGGCGGCAACAGCAGCGCTATTAAGCAGTACTCCCAGCCGGGCGGAACTATCCGCAGCAGCGGACGCACTCTTATTTATGTCGTCTAATCCACCACTAGCGCTAGGTGGTACTTTTACTCCTTTTAGTACTCCACTTAAGCGCTGGCCGGCATCGCTAGCAGAGTCCAAACTTTTATTGACACTGCTCAGCCCCTCTTTGTTTTGGCTACCAACCTTATTGATACTAGCGACTATCCCCTTGACCGTAACTGCGAGACGCTCGAGCTTACTGCGAGCGCTATCTACGCCCTTTGTATCTACATCTGGCGATATTTTTGCCTTGTCTGTCTTACCGGCCGCGCGAGCTATTCCGTCAACAGCCTTCTCTATCTTATTCAGCTCATCTACAGTCTTCTTAGAATCGGCGACTGTGTCGATTATTAGAGCCATTTTGCTGCCTCCTCATTAGTCCACTTCCGAAACCACTACACCGCTTGGCCTTCCATGTCTTAGCGCTATAGATTCAACGAAGAATGCAGGAGCTTGAGGTGAATGCCCATTGTTCAATGCCCCTATATAGGGCACGCTATTACGTACTGTTACTACATTGTTGACTGTCTTATCTACCGACCAAGAGTCCCTAGCGGCACCAGTGTCTACAGGTGTTGCCCTTGCCAAGTCAGCGCGTAATCGTTCTGCCGCTAGCACATGTTGTTCGGCGACACTCTTCAACATCCGGGCTCTTAAATTCTTAAAATCCGACAGCCTCACAGAAATCTTTAGCATGATTACTCCTGGAACAAATGGTTCGGGGCGGCGCCGCCCTTGGCAGACATTATAAAGCTCGCCAAGGCTGAGTCTTTAAAGTTTCGCATTGGTGTCGCATTACGGGAATGTTCATTCTCCAGCACCTTCAGACTCGGAAAGATCTTGGTGATATCTGGAGGCTTATTTAGACTCATCCCCTGGATCAATACGCCAGCTCGATAGTCATCCCGCCAGCCGGGTGGTCGCCTATTAAAGAAATCCACCCAGCCCATAAACTCCTCTACAGTTAGCTTATTCACTAAATCGGAGACCGTCATCCGCAGGTTATAAGCCAACTGAAAGAGTTCTAGTTCATCTGGTGTTAGGCCGTCTGCTTTGGGTCCGCTTTGTTGTCCGAGTTATCCAGTCCAGAAAACACGAGGATCTCGTTGGCTAATCGCCCCAGCTCATCGATAGGGAAGATATCCAACTCTTCAATAGTGGCAAGCTCTGGCGCTCCGTTCTTAATTACGTAGTCCAGAATAGCGTTGTCACGTTGATCCTTGTCGCCATCCTGAAAAGACAGGGCGAGTTCCTTCATTTCATTCGTTTGACGCATCGTCAGCTTGACGATTTCAACCTTGAGTCCCATGAAGCCGACAGTTTTCGCAAGCTTGGCGGACAAAAATCGATTAGTGGTCATATATTGCTCCGAGTGATTTTACCATATCGCGCAATTTTGTTAGCGATTGGATTGTTTTGATCAATTGAAATGTAGATGAATCATTCTGCGATAGCTCCTTTGTACGGCGTACCGTCTTTTCCAGTGAGCGCAGAATGCATGCGTCCATATGCTTTAATGTTACACGCATCACATAAGCGTGCGTAAAATCAGGCTTCTTGCTGCCCTCCGTATCTTCTGGAGGGCAGACTGTTACAGCCGTATTACGAGGAGGCGATTGTGTACTCGCCATAAAATGGGGATTGCACTGTGATGGTGACAGCGGCAGTAGCGGAATCACTCAGTGACGGCGTCACGAGTTTAGCCTCGAGCTTGCCGATGAAATAGAACACGGAGTTCTCGACGGTACCGAGGCCAGCAGCAGCCGAAGCGTACTTTGTAGCGCCGGAACCCGTAGGCTCCACGTCAAGCAGCGAGAAACGGAATACATGAAGCTTTCCGTCGTTAATCATCGAGCCGATCTTCCCTGCACTGTTCTGCCATTCGGACGGCACGTAGTTCACAGAAACTTCGAATTGAGGCGCATCGGACTGAGCCTGAATCTGCTTGGACGTACGTTGACCGTACACAGGAACGTTGACGATGTTCGCCGGAGTACCCATTGCAGGGAACTCCCGCACATTGGGGAAGCGTTGGAACGTAGCTGCGCCAGGTGTAGCGGTTTCGGTCGCAAACAAAGCATCGAACTCAGCTTGCGTATCGGTAGTAGAGAAGTCGGTTACGGTACCGTTGTACACCGCCAGATCAGAGAAGATCGCGGCGCCGATTGAACTGATGAATGCCATTTAAAATACTCCATAGTGATTGAAAGGTATCGAATAGAGCGTTCTGCACAAGCCTGAATTTGCGGTATCGATGGCCATACCTCTATCTTCTATTGCAGATGTCAGGAATTGTGTGACACCTTCGCCTGTTTTGAAGCTCTTATTTACTAGATATCCATCTAGCTTATCAGCAATCTCCAGAGCACGCATCGGCATTTTAGACACGGGCGTAAATATTTCTAGTACCAGAAGTCCGGAGAGAGAATTGGGATTCAACGGTGCCTTCGACGGGAGCATCGTGAATGTTACATATTCCATGTTTTGTATCGTAGGGAGGGTATGGCGGGGCATGATCGGAATCCTCTCGGCTACCCAAGAATGCTGCGCAAAGACCGAAAATATATCCTTGCACATATTCACGTATCTCATCCCGCCACCCTTCGCCCTTTCCTCAGTTTGAACGTAACTGTGAAGCCGTTGTTACTAATTTCAGGGAGGACAGTCCATTCATGCCCATTAAACAGGGCTGTATCGTAAATCGTGGGTGATGGTACGTCGCTAGCTCTAAACACAGCCAACACCTTATCAGCGTCGTCTGGCGTTACCATTGGACAAGGTCTTACGAAACCGCGAATTACAATACCCGGCTGCTTAACTAGCCTCTGTGCGCCCTTCTTAAAGTCGAACTTCGCCTCGCTTACAGAATTGAAGAGCACATCAGTCCCCAAGCTGCTTAGCGCGTCGAACGAGGAGTCTACAGCCCTTAGAAGTGCATTTCTGAGTGCGCTCACATCGGAAACCAGTGATTCCCAGGCACGTGCCTAAATGGCTCTACCAACGCCAATACATGCTTGGGTATTACAGGAGTAGGTGCTGCAGATACCATCTCGAGCACACCATCGAGCTTTAGCTTACTAGGCGTAGGTAATTGGTCTTGTACAGTAGGATTTCGCGCTAGATGTAGCGCCAGTTCTACTGTTGCCTCCTTAATTACAGAAGGGATGCCTGGTGGTATTCTTTCCATCTGATGTGTATCAGGACTCTTATACAGTCCCGTACGTGGAAATTTTAAAGGTTGCG